TCATCCGGATGCAAACACACCGTTTTTGACAAAATATACTTATCTGTCCGTTGACAAATACGAAATCGAAGCCAACAAATTTGCTTTGGAACTTCTGGTTCCGGACGAATTACTTTTGGAATACCAGGACTGCACCATAGATCAGGTTGCAAGAGCCACGGGATATCAAAAGAATTTGATTGAATTGAGAATGAAATAAAGAATCTCCATTATGCAATTTGAGGTACTCAAATGGGAAACTTTAACAACACACTCAAATACCTACGCACGTGTAAAAAAATGTCACAAGCTGAACTCGCTGATAAACTTGGCATTTCTACGTCAACTGTCGGAATGTATGAACTCGGAAAAAGAGAGCCAAATTTTAAAACACTTGGTACAATTGCAAATCTTTTTAATGTAGACGCGAACTTTCTTCTTGGAAAATTAGGTGAGAATTTCTCTTGCAAAGATGAAGAAGCACTTCATATAAGTGAAACAAATTTGATTGATAAAAAGTCAGAAAATTTTATCAACAAAGAAAATTTACCAGATTGGAATTATAAGAATGTTTTTGCCAGAAATCTCAAATACTTCATGGCGCAAAAAAGAATCAGTCAAATGGATTTGGCTAATGCTCTACAGCTAAGTCAATCCGCTGTATCAGATTGGTGTACTGGCAAGAAAATGCCACGAATTGATAAAATAAATACCATGTGCATCCTATTCAACTGTAGCCGTTCTGATTTAATGGATCACCACCCCCAAAATAACTATATATCAAAATACCGAAAGGAGGTCCCGTCTATGCCTTTACCGAAACAGCACACATACACATCTGAAGACTACTGGAAGCTGCCAGACGGGCAGCGTGCGGAGCTGATCGACGGGCAGCTCTACAACATGGCTCCGCCCAGCCGGATACACCAGCGGCTCGTATCCCAGTTTACCCGTGTAATCGGTCAATACATCGCCGATCATCACGGCTCCTGTCAGGTCTATCCTGCCCCATTTGCTGTCAATTTGGACGCAGACGATAACGACTGGGTTGAACCGGATATCTCCGTTATCTGCGACCACCGCAAGCTCACAGACAGAGGGTGCAGCGGCGCGCCGGATCTTATGATCGAGGTGGTTTCGCCCTCCAGCAGCCGGATGGACTATATCATCAAATTAAACCTCTATATGGCTGCCGGTGTGCGGGAATACTGGATTGTTGATCCGCTCCGCCAGCGCACCATCGTTTACCGCCTCGAATCCGGAGATGCACCGACCATCTTCGCTTTCAGCCAACCAGTTTCTGTCGGTATTTTCCCGGATCTTGAGATCTGCATAGCAGATCTGATTTAATCGTAAGAAAAGTTCTGTTGTTGCCAATTATGAAGTAGGGTACAATTTGTACCCTACTTCCCCTCCCATCTGCTGATGGGAAAAAGCACCGATAAATTGTAGATACAAACAGAAAAAGCCCCGGTGCTACTAACACCGGAATCATGCTATAATCTTGACTTTTACTGCTGAGGGACATAAAATACTAATGTAATGACGTCATTACCAGTATTAACATGTACCCTTGGCAGTAATCCTCCCACAATACGGGAAGTGACAAACCCACGGGTACTTTTTATTATCGATTGCAAAGGAGGGATTTAATCAATGTATACAGCACTGGATGTTTCCCGTTATGTTATTACACAGTGTTCACAAGCAGAAAAACCTATCAGCAATCTGAAATTACAAAAGGTACTCTATTTTTTATGGGCTGATTTCTACCGTGAAACAAAAAAATATCTGTTTTTTGATGATATTTGCGCATGGCAGCTCGGTCCCGTTGTTCCTGATGTTTATTATCAGTATTGTTCCTATGGCGGTCGCCCTATTTATTCTTTCTATAGCTCCGCCCTTGAGCCGCAGGATGCATTGCTGCTAAGCAACCTTATTTCCAACTATATGGATATCCCGGCAAGTGCTCTGGTAAATCGGACGCACGCCATTGGTTCTGCATGGGATTTGACCTATCAAAACGGCGTTGGGAACAGAAAGGTTATTCCTTTCCCGTTAATTATTTCAAAGGAAGTGGGTGCCTGATGCTTGCAAAGGAGAAGGCGAGACGCCAGCATGAACTAACTGAAAATATTTACCACCTGTCCAAAGCTTTGCTGGAAACAGATGAGGAAAAGGAAGAAGTAGCCTCCAAGCTCCGTTTATTGTATCAAGGTGGATTCCGGCATAATTACTCCGACTTTTTCCCGATCATACTTGAGATTGCCCGACAGGACAATGATTACAGCATTGACTACCTGTCCGAGAATCTCGAGTCCCTGCGTGTATTCGTTGAAAACGATTACGTCAGCAATAACAAACGCTATACCGGTCTTTATCCAATCCTTGAAAAATTGTGTGACCACCTCAATCTCGAGATCAGCCGGTGGAGCTATTATTCTCAGAATGAGCATAGGATCGAGGATATTTCTTCCAAAACGGATTCCATGACCAAAAGCCTGGCATCCGCCCAGGAATCCCTTGAGGCAGCCTCTAAGCAGGCTTCTTCCATGCAAACTGAGGTCATCTCTGTTTTAAGCATATTCGCCGGTATCGCATTTGTTTTTTCCGGAGGTATGAGCTTCCTCGGAAGCGCTATTACATCGATAAACAATGCCACCAACTACGAACTTGTTGTTTTGGTTATCCTGCTTTGCGGTCTCGTGATGTTCAATACGATTTTTCTCATGATGTATCTGGTTGGACGGATCACGAACCGAAATATTTTCACCCACTGTAAAACCAGTGATTGTACCTGTCAAAAGCAATGCGGTGGTCTTTCGAAAATACGCAAACGACTGCCATATGTATTTTATTTCAATCTGTTCAGCATACTCGGTGTCTTAATTGATTGTGTCATATGGTACTTGGATATCAGAAATTTGTTCTTTTTATAAATGAAAAAGCCCCGGTGCTACCAACACCGGGACAATTCCAGAAACTATGCAGGCCAGATGGCCGGTATAATCTCCAAACGCAAAGAAATTATACCACACATGCCTGCACCTGCATAGGTGTATTTTTTATACCCTTTTTTAACCTTTTATAGAAAGTGAGGGATATTATGAAGCTACCTAACGGTTATGGCAGTGTCGTTAAGCTCTCCGGAAAGCGTCGCGCCCCGTTCGCTGTCCGTATCTCCTACATCGAAGAAACACCGGACGGCATCATCCGACGGCGCCAGAAGTATCTTGCATATTTCCAGAAGCGGGAATCTGCCCTGCAGTACCTCGCAGAGTATAACAACGGCGGCGTTGTCCCGGAACATTTAAAATATGCAGACGTACCGACCTTTGCTGAGTTATATGCAAAGTGGAAGGTCTACAAAAAGTCCCTGAAGAAAAAGCTCGCGAACGAAACCTGGCGGAATTACGAGATCGCGTTTAGCCATCTTGCTCCGATCCACCAGATGAAGATCATCAACATCAGGGCATCTGACCTGCAGGACTGCCTGAATGCCCGCAACCATCAGAGCAAGGCGACCATCGGGAACATGCGCGCTGTCCTGAAGGGCGTTTACGGATACGCTGTCGCAAACGATTTTGTTGAACAGGATCTGACACAGTATCTGTCCTTTGAGTACACGCAAAACACGACTTCCATCCACTCTCGTTTCTCGGACGAAGAAATCGACCTGCTCTGGAAGAACCTGTACGTCGTAAATAATGTTGATATCGTCCTGATATACATTTATACCGGCATGCGCCCTACAGAGCTGCTGGAAGTACTTACAGAGAATGTACACCTCGATCAGAGGTACATGGTCGGCGGTCTGAAAACCGAAAATGGATACGACCGTCTGATCCCTCTCTGTGACAAGGTGCTGCCTCTGATCCGGAACCGATACAATCCGGACAAAAAATATCTGATCAACAATAAATTTGGAAATCACTATACCTATAAGACCTACCAGAACGCAAACTGGAACACCGTCATGAATAAGCTCGGGCTGCAGCATCTGCCCCACGACTGCCGCTACACCTTCGCCGCGCTGGCGGACAAGGTCGGCATGAACAATGTCTGCCTGAAAATCATTATCGGACATGCCATTTCCGATCAGGAAATGAAAAATTTTAAAGTTTCCTCCGGGCTCGACATCACGAAGGGCGTTTACACCCAGAAGACAATGGAAGAGCTGCTGGCGGAAGTGAATAAGCTGTAGAAATGAAGAGCGCAGCCACAAAATATACAAAATTTCCAAAAGGAGAACATCTTTCTTGTAAAAAATAAAGGCACCTATTATTAGGTGCCTTTACGCCAAATACATGGCTACTGGCTTCCGTACGCCAGCTTTACCGTACTATTATTATACACGGTAGCCTTAGAAATGCAATTCAAAAGTTCGCTGATTGTCAGTGTTTCATCCTTCTGTAAAGTCTCCATAAATCCTTTTCCCCCGCCCTGCTTCTTTGAAATATGAATAAATGCTGTCTCTTCCTATTTCTCCATTCGTTTCTTTCACCTGGCTCCACGGCTGTTCCTCATGCGTTCTTCTGACCAGTTCCCAGGCATCATATTTCAGTAATCCGTCCAATACCCGATCTATTATGATTCGGTCCTTTTCTGGTATATCATCTGCGTAGAAAGGAATATCATCAAAGTCAAACTTGCCATTTTTATATACTATTTTTCTCACAGATTCTTGTTTCGGTATATGTTCTCCGCGATACTTTGAATATTCATAGTACACGTTTTCCACCACTGGACCATGAAGCCACGCAACAATCTTATCCGAAAAGCAAGGTTCTTTTCCCTCACTTAAAAGCAAAAAAGCTGCCTGCACATAGTAAAGTAATTTCTGCAGTTTTAAATTGGTTATATCAAGGCCTTTTTCGTTCGCATAATTGACAATGTATTTCGATATCTCAATTGCTTTATTCATAGTCTGATTCCCCCGTAACTGTATGAAAGACTGCACGTCAGTATAATCTCCCTATAGGATACTTTTAATCATATGCACTGACTTCTTTTCTGTCAAGCAAGGGCATCTCTTTCTTGCTCCCGTGCCTGCTGCCTATATCCATTTTTATCATATCGACTGGTCTTCCAGCTCTCCTGCTGCCTGCAAATCCTTGTCGCTCACCTGTCTCTCACCTGTCGCTCACTTGTCTCTCACCGTACTGCAGGGAGCACCTATTTGAACCATTGTCAGAAAATTCTGTAAAAAAAGAAATCCCGCAGATTCAACATCTGCGGGACTTTTTCGTACTTATTAAACAATACCCTGGGCGTTCATAGCAGTAGCACAAGGTCTCAGTGTTTATGCGGTTTTTGCTTTCATTTGTATATTACGGGCATATTACCAACGAAGTCCTTTTCGATTTTATACCATCTTACATCGCTTTAGGCTTTCCGTAAATATGCAGATGAACAGAATCCGGTTTTGTCTCCGTATGCCACATAATACCAGCGTGTTCCGTTGTAGGTTGTGTAGTAACCATAACACTGTACCGATGATCCGGCTGGCATTAAAGTGATTGCAGTTTTCCCAGTGCCGGCTCCAACTCTCAGGTACAGATTGCTGGTTGTTTTATATTTTCCGGCGATTGCTGCATCTTTGCTTCTTGCACTCTCAACCTTTGCCGTACTGCCCGACACTGCCGGTTTGGATGTTGATGTGCTTCCGCTTGGGGCAGATCCATCTACAGAAACAACGATAACAGTATGGCCTTTGCTCTTTGTAACCAGAATGTCTCCTGGTTTAAGGACGGTTGCAGATGTAACGGAAACTTTTTTAGCAAACAGGCCGGATTTTTCTAACACTGACGGCTCCGTTGCGGTGCTAAAGGTTCCCACGTCAATGCCGGTTGCCTCATAGATACATCCTCTTACGAGGTCGCTACAATCTGTTTCTGTCTTTTCTCCGATTGCTTTCATGTTGCCGTACTTTTTAAGCATTGCCATAATGGATCTGTGTGCCTGACAGTAGCCGATATTGTTGTTCATGCAGGCATCCCACATTGCTTTAGCAACTTTCTTTGCGTGCTCGTCACTCAGGAGGCGGAGCATATACCATCCTTTGGTATGAACATAATAATTCTGTGTGCTTACCTCTACGCCATCCTGATCTCCCGGCTTGCCGCCGGAGTATTTCCCATTTTCGTCTCTTCTTGCACTTCCAATAATTACTTTCATCGTCTTTTCCTCCTTTTTCACTGCAAACTGGTTATAATATTCCTTGGCATAAGATCCTCTGGTGGATTTTACTTTTTCTCCTTGGTTCTTGGGTTTCTCATATCCAGTCAGGACAACATCGGATGCCTCCTGTGCTGAGGTCACAGATTTGAGCTTTTTCAAAACACCCTTGTATGCACCAGATAATTCCTCCCACAGAAATTCCAACTGCATTTCTTCGTCTCCGATGGATTTCCCTTTTTTCTTTGCAAAATTGAGAAGATTCTGTTTTCTGCTCCAATAAGTCCACTGAGCATACCCATATCCAAAAGAGTCTCTGATGAAATTTGCGTAGCTGCCGTTGTCTACTGCGGCAGTATAGGTATCATCCGTATAACCGCTTTTCTTCTCACAACTGTTCTGCAAATTTCTTGGATTAAAGCCGCTCTCGGCTCTTATGCTCGCCATTACGCCGGAAATGGCATAATGGTTAAGTCCTTTGTCACAAAAGAAATTCCACGCCCTCTCCTGCGCCGTACTGCCTCTTAAAGCCATTGCGCATCGCCTCCTAAAAAACAAAAGCCGGATGCGTTCATGCACCCGGCTCATGGCTCTTAAATATTAAATTACTGTTTTCCAATCTGTTTGATCTGCTTGATTGCCTGAATAACTTTGTCATATCCGTTCGTGGCAACTAAAAAACTAAGATACGCAAGGGCAATAAGTTCAACGCCAATCTTTGCGTTAAGCATCGTTTCTGTGTAAATCAGATACCCGGCGGACAGTGCCACGGAGATAACGACTGCGGTAACTGCTGCCATCACGTTTGATGAGTAGTCAACCGATTTCTTATCCAGAAGTTTCTTGATTCCCTCAACGGTAAGGTTTGTGAGTAATGATACTGCGAACAGTGCTACGATTAAAAATTCCATTGTCATAATATGACCTCCTATCCTACTGCCTCATCATCAGAGGCTTTGTGTGTGGTTCCGTCTTTGCTTATGACGGTGCTGTTGATTGGTACTGAAAAACTGAGTTTGTTCTTTTCAAAGATGTTCATAATCGTATTTGTTCCAAGGTAAACCACCAATGGAGCTACGATTTCTTTGACGATTGTGCTTGATACATCCACCACCGGGTCCATACCTATCCATGAGAGGATATAGGAACACGATGTAAGGATCATCCCATGAGCCAATACCGCAGTAGTGGCTACCTTTGCATAGGTGTTCAGGCTTACTTTCTTTTTCTTCTCTTTTCTCCGCCTACGCTCCCTTTTCTGCAGGATGTAAAATGTCACGCAAGCTGCAATGTAACCGAGAGCGAAACCTATAAGAATTTTAAGTATCATCTTCTACACCCTCTTTCTTTTTTTGCGGTTCTGTCGGCAGTCCTTTCAGATCTTCGATTAAGTCTGTCGCAACATCATTTCCGCCAAGTATGTGATAAGGTTCATACATCCTTGTGGCGTTCTCTCGTGCGTATATAGGGCAGTAGCCCCTTTCAGACCACTTATTGTATGTCTGAACGATACCATTTCTTAAAAGAGCTTCTACGCCCTTGTCAATGGCTTTGTTTTTTAAGTGCTGATTGTACATCAGTTTCGCCATCACGCCCATTCCGCTGATTATCAATCCAAAAAGAAACTCGATCCAATATTTCACGATAAAATCTATCATTCTTCACGCTCCCGTCTGTATGATCTCAAATCATACTCAATTAAATCCATCTTCTGATCCACGTCGTTTTTCATATCATCGAGTTCCTTATGCAGTTCATCCGATATTCTGCACTGCTCAATGATTTCTTCCTGCTTTTTAATTATTTCAAGCAGTTGCGTGGTTGCCTCACACAGCCTATCTACAATGACATAACTTCCATCACGCATGACTTTCCTTTAACTCCTTTGCTTCACAGGTGATCTTCTGCACCAGATTATAGGTGTCGGCGTGTTTTATCGAACCAATTCTACTTGTAAACGATTTGTCGAAAAATTCTTCCGTGATAGTTCCATCTTTGAAATTCTTCATAAGGCGTTTCAGTCTACGCATAGCATCCTTTCTGATTTTCTTCGTAGAGTTCCAATGCCTATATCCAACAAAATCCACTCCGTTCTTTGCATAAACAATGGTTGTTTTTGGATTTAATTGTAATTTAAGAACATCCGCAAGGAATATTTCTATCTGTTTCTCCCACCGTTTCAACTGTTCGAGATCTTCTGATATAATCACAAAATCATCCATATATCTCATGTAATGTTCCGCATGAAGTGTATGTTTTACGAACATATCCAATCGGTGTAAATACACGTTGGCAAATAGTTGGCTCGTAAGATTTCCAACCGGTATGCCGACACCGTCCGGGAATATCCCATTATGGTCTATTATCCGGTCAAGGATTACGAGTAAGTCCTTGTCTTTAATGTAGGTTCTAATTTCTCTTTTCAGAACCTTGTGGTCTATGCTCTGGAAGTAATGATGTATGTCGGCTTTCAGTACATAGACTGATTTGCCTTGCACAACTTCCAGATTATATAACCACCTTGTCAACTGCTTGCTGGCTCTGTGAGCACCTTTCCCTTTTCTGCAAGCATAGGAATGGTAGATGAACTGATGCTCAAATATCGGCTCTATGTAATTGACAATCATATGTTGGATAACCCTATCGTAAAATGGCAGAGCCATGATTATACGCTCTTTGGGTTCCCAAACTTTGAATACCTTGTACTTTCCAGGAGTATATGTCAAACTTTCCAATTCCCGAATGGCTTTGCCGAGATATTCCTCTCTGTTTGCTTCAAACTCCAAAACCTCCGGTCTGTACCTTTTGCACCGCCTCGCTTTTTGGTATGCGTTTAATGCGTTCTTCATGGTACAGATGTTTTTCATAAGACCTGTTATTCTCTTCATAAATAATGCTTACGCCACACTTCCTTCGCTTTCGCTACTATTTGGCTTCGCTGTTTTAAGTTCGCCCGGTTTGCACGGGTCGGGATAGCCGTCTGACTATTCAATAAATGATTATCAAATAATCCTTGTTGGCAAGCCATAGCTCCACCAATCTGACAGTTTTCAAAATAGTCACAGACGCACCACACGCCAATGTTCGTGTTCACGTTCCACGGATAATTGTTGCAATTCACAGTCCGCGAACCATCGTGAACCCCGTTGTTCCAGTTGCCACCGCCAATGAGCGCGTGCAAGCCAGTGTTGTTGGCCATGTAAAGCTGGC